CAAACAAGCTGCGCGCTTTTTCCTCAACCCTGTCGCGATCTGCCTCAAAGCATGGCGATGCTACATTAGTTCCATGCGCTGCATAATACTGATCCACATAGGCCGCTGACAGCCTCCGCAATGCTTGGTATTCAAACGGCGATAGCGTTAGGCCGGAAGCCGCTGCCCATGCTCGCAGCTCTTGCCATGTCACCGTCGCCAATCCGCCGCCCGTCTGCTGTGCCTCGCCAATCTCAACCAGCCAGGCAACAATGTGTTCGAGCGGGCCAATCTCCGGCAGCCCATAGTCTGGATCGTCGGAGACTTTGTCCATCTGAGCCATGCGCGACTCGCTGCAATCTTTCGGGACTGCGGCGAGCCACGCTCGCTGTTTAACGTATAGCTCAGCCTGCTCTAGGCACTCGGAAAAAAATTTGCACGATCACCCACGAACACATCGACCTGCTCGCGGATCCAGTCGTGCTCCTCGTACAGTTCCCGCGCGGCCTGCTCCGAGCATTCCAGAGCCTCGCCACCCTTCACGATGCCCGACCATGAGATCGTGCAAGCTGCCAGCAGTTCGCATGCCTCGGCGTCGGCGTTTGACAGATCAGGCTTACGCCCGCGCGCCATGCGCTGAAGCCGCCGGTTCTGAATCTGCCGATGCTTATTACGGTATGCGGCAGAATCAATGCCCGCCAGCGTGATCGTCATTGGCTGGCCATCATGCAGCAGCGGTTCGCCGGTGACGGGATGCTCAAGCTCGAGCACCCCGCCTTCGTTGGCTTTCTCTTCCAGGTTAATATCCAGTAAGTCCATTTTTCTATTATGCCTCGAAAAGGGTTTCAGGATCGATGGCGATCTCAACCACAGTCGTCTCGACGCCGTCAACTGCGATGGCACCCTGGCCAGCTTTGATGACTTTGCCGGTGAAGGAACCGCTATTGCCCGACGGCAGCGTGATCGTGAAAGCGTAGCTGTTCGGCGATGCCAGCGCGGCCTGCAATGCAACCTGCCCAGCGTCCGTGGCGATCTTGCCCAGTGTCAGCGTGACGTTGGCAATGTCATAAGTGCCTTTCAGCTTCTGCGGGTAATCGCGGCCTACGGCCTGATGCGATACCACGTTGTAGGCTTTGGCAAGCTCGCCGATATCGAGCACCTCCGCGATGTTGGTAAATGTCAGCGCACCGTAGCCTGCGGCGTCATAAGTCGCCGGAAGCGTTGCCGATGTGCCAATGGTCGTTCCGTTCATTGTTGATACTGGCATATCATTCTCCTTTATTTAGCGGGCAACGAATGCCCGATAGTTTGCCCTGATGGCGATCTGGTAAAAACCGCCGTCAACCCTTCCGCCGTCCCTGTTGTTCGACGTTATCTCAACAGCCTGGCCGCCATACGATAACAGCGTCCCGACCCTTAATAGCGCAAGTATAGCCTCCGCCTTTTGCTTGGCTACCACCGCGCCCACGTCCGCTGGATATTTCAGCAAAACCTGAAAGACACCCACCGCCTCATTGGTATCTGCCAGCGAATAGGCGGCATTGCTGGCCGGAAAAACCTTCAGCTCCGCATATTCGCGCCGCGCCTGCGGTTCATAGACGCCACCCTTGTTGGTGTAGCTGACGCCATCCCACACCGAATATCCGCCATTGTCATGGACAAGATCAATGCCCAAGCCGCCAGCGAGCATGGTCGATATGAATGCCTGATCAATAGCTAGGCTCATTTCAATCTCCTCGCTTCATCGCGGACAATGCGCCGGACTCGCGCGATATTCCGCGCCACCATTGCGTCCTTGTCCTCGTAGGTTTTGGCATAAGGCAAGTGATTCGTGAAGTAGGTTTTTCCCGCCTCGGTTGCGCCTGCGTCGATCTCCATCTTCACCTGTGCGCCAGCCGGATCGAGCCGATCAATGGCCACGGCTGCCGGACTATTCTCCTGCACCTGCCAGTTGCCTTTGAGCCGGCCAGTATCGACGCGGGTATCCTCGACGATGCCGGAAAACAGCTCAACCTTCACCGCCTTGGCCAGCATGCCGAGATTCTGCCCGCCCTTCTTGGCGATGCGCTGCAAATCAGTCGCCCAGCTCATCGCCGCACCTGCACGAAATAGACAACAGCGGCCACCAAGTCGGGCTTAATCGCCTTCATGCCAATGATGCTCCACTCCTCGCCGTCAATCACCACGCGGTCGCTTGGCAATGGCATCTGTTCATAGCTCAGGATCAATTCCCTATCGCCTGACATGATGCGCTTGCCATCGATGACATGGTCTGGATACGGGCGGAGCAAGCCGGTCGTCGGCACGCTGGCATCCGTTCCAGCGGTGATGGTGCCCGTAACAGGGTCAACACTATCGCCGGTTGTGCGCTTGAGCGTGATGTCCGTTCCGAATTTGGACAGCAGCTTGAGCGCCGTGTTGGCCTGCTTGTCATAGATGCTCACGAGCGTACCAGTTGCATGCCATTGAACCGCAGCAGGCTACGCAGCAGAGCGTCGCCCGTGCTTGTGCGCGTTGCCTTCTGGTCTGCGCCATCCTTCACGGCATACTGAACCGAAACAGCGCCCTCGACACGTTCAGCCTTGGCGACCAGGTTTGGATTGGCCGGACGGTTGTACAGGTCGATGCCAGCATGAATGTCCAGCGCGAACGCCCACTGACACAGCCGCACCTGGCGCGGTATCTCGTCCGCGTTCCAGTACCAGCTGTCTATCACCAGCCCAAAGCGCGGGAAAGCCATCGCCTGGTCACGATTTGCGCGCGTGCCTTTCAGCCGCGCTTCGTGCCGGTCGATATATTCCGCAGCCTTGATCAGCTCAGCATCTGCGGACGCATCGCCGGGGATCGTGATCCCGATCGACGCGGCATAGGCAACATAGTCGGCGCGGTCGGAGTAGCTGTTCGCGCCAGCTACCCCGCTGCCATCTTCGACGATGAGCGCCATTTACTCGCCGTCAGCCTCAGAAGCCAGGATAGCCTCGAGCTCGGCCTTCTTGGCCGACTTGTCGTATTCAATGCCGAGCGCATCCAGCTCGTCCATAATGTCGGCCTTGGTTGCCTTGCCGGGCTTTTCCTCAGCCTCTGATGCCAGCTTGTGAAGCTCCGGATTATAGTCCGACTTGTTCATGATGACCGTCATGCCGGCCTCGGTGATGATCTTTACGGTTTCGCAAGTTTGACTCATGGTATTGCCTCCTTTTTTTTGGTTTAAACGCTTAATTTGAGAGGCGACCGAAGCCGCCTCCCATTGTTAAGCGTTTACCCCAGCAGGGAAGCGACGTGCTCAGGCTTCCAAACCTTCACGCCCCACGCCATAGCGCACTGGATCATCGCCTTGCCCTGGCCCAGATATACTGAGAACTCGAACGGCAGGCCGCTCACAGGGTCAACGATCATCATGCGGTCCACAGCGGCATCGCGAGCTACGCCACCAATAACCGGCGTCGCAGGAGCGCGGGCCACCAGCTCGATAGCAGAGCGGGCGAAGGCCACGTTGCGGACGGATGAGGCAACGATCGAGATCATCTCGGTACCGGCAGTAGCTACGCGAAGACCCGGAGCCTGAAGCGTAATCGTGCCAGTGGTGCCCGCGCCGATGGTTACGGCCTGCGCGACGACATACTTGTTCGTGTCACCGGCAAAGGTAACAATGTCACCAGCGGCCAGATTTACGCTACCAGTCGTTGCGGCAGTCGTTACGCCGATTGCAGTCGCGCCAACACTGTTTGCACCCGTCACAGTCGCATCGACAACAGTGCCGGCAGTGTGCGACTTCACCTGAGCACTCTGGCGCAGGTCGAGGCCGGACAGCGGCAGCAGGATGCCCTGACGCTGCAGGGAATCAGTACCGGCGACGTTAGCGGCGGCCTGCTTGCCCTGGATCATTGCGCCAGCGGTCGTGTTCATAACCAGCTGATTGCCGAACTCACCAGCGCCATTATCCACCAGAATCTGCTTAGTGAATGATGCGTCGGTGAAATCGCCAGCAGTTGCAAACGGAGTTGAACCCGGCGTGCCGTATGCGCGGCTCGCGCCCAGATAGGCAGCCGATGCAATGTCAGACTCCATCTCATTAACCAGTGCGCGCATGGCCTGCTGGGCCTGGTCGCCATAGATGGTCTCAAAGCCGGAGCCGTTGTTGACGTGCTTGATCTCCTCGCCTTCCCACGGGATTTCAACGGCGCGATCCTTGGCGATGGTGACGGTCTTGGAGTCGACGGTCTGGTTGGTGCCCTCGCTGACGACCATACCGACATTGCGGTCGATGGCAGTTGCGGCGCGGGTGAAGTGTGATCGAATCGGGTCGCCCTTTGCAGCTCGTGCTGAGTCTGCATTAAGCGTGACAGCCGGAATGAAGCCGGTCAGCTCGCGGGATACCCGGTCAGCAGCCGTGTACAGGTCAGCGGCAAGGTTGTTTAGTACGTTTGGCATGATATGCCTCCTTTTTTTTGTTTTCGGAGGCCCAAACAGAAAGCGCCCCCATGATTTAATTCATGATGGGCGCTGCCCTGAGTCCAACTACGGCGCAGCCATAGTGGAGTCATATGTAGGCCGCATGCTATTCACGGCCTTTTATGATGTCAAGCGTCTGCGAGTTTGCCGCCATCCTTGAAGAAGGCTGCACGATCCGCCTGCGGCATTGCGTCGAACGCCTCGCGGGTAATCACCTTGCCGCCTGTGTTGCCCTTGCCTCCGACATTGCCAGAGCCGGAAGCGTTCGAGCCGACCAGCAGCGGGGCAAAGGCCTTGTTTTCGGTGATCTCTTTGCGCAAGTCCTCGATGCCGTTCGCGGTCGGCTTGCCGTCTGCGCCCAGTACGCGGATTGCAGGCTTGCCGTCCTTGATCTCCACTGCCAAGCGGCGCTCGATATGCGGCAGCAATGCCTCGGCGCTGCCCGGCAAGGCCAGTTCCGCGGCCAGTTTCGACGCTTCACTGCCGACCGTCATGCGGTTGACCATCTGCTCATACTCGCCAATGCGCGCTTCGCGGGCTTCGATCTCAGACTGTAGCTTCTCCTGCCATGATTTCTCGATGGCTTCCACATCGCCTGATTTGCGTGCGGCCTCTGCGGCAGCTTCTTCTGCGGCCTTCTTCGCGGCGGCCTTTTCGCTCAGGATTTCGCGGTTCTTGGCTTCCAGTGCCTCGACACTTGCTTGCAGCTTCTCCAGCGTCTTGGCCATCTCCTCGGCTTTTGCCGCTCTTTCCTGTAATGCTTTGATTTCTTCTTCGTTCATCTAATCCTCCGTGTTTATAGTCCTGCTTTTTCAAACGCGACTGGCTCCATGTCGCGCATCTGCTCAAGTGTAAGCGGTTTAAAGTTTTTGCTCAACTGCAACTCTGCAAAGCGGTCGGCGCTCAGCCCGCCATTGCGTAGGAGTTTGCCCCGCGTCTTGCCGATGATGCTGTCTTGCACGCTAGCAGGCTGATCCTTCAGCCATGCGTAGTAGCTCTTGCCCGCTGGCACCTTTTCCACTTTGCCGGTTTTCGGGTCGCGTGCCGCCCTTGTCCGGCCTTTGCTGAGAAACTGGTACTCCTTCTTGAGGATGGCAACGGTCGATGTTCGGCACCTGATATGGAACGGCGGGCGCGGGCCTTTGTCGATGGGGTATTCCTTGCCATCCAGTGACCGGCAAATGCTCGATGTCTTGCTGTCCAGCGTTGCGGTGATGCGGACGCCTCGAATCACTGAGCGATTGTCATCCCATACCTGATTGCGGGCCTGCATAGCGGCGTGCT